TTTCTGAAAGTGCCATATTTTATCTCCTTGTATGGACTGTCCGACCCTGCTATCCGGCAAGGTTATAAATTAATCGTCTGTCTGAAAAACAATTGACCCCCACAGCGTAGACGAACTGCTAAGTGCGGAGCGCAAAACAGCAGTGAGAGAGGAGTTTTGAAGGGTAGCGTAAATTGACACTATCCCTGCTTGGCTATATTTGTACAGATTCGCCATGATAGTGCCGGAAGGGAAATTAACGTTTTCCGCCATAAACGTAGCCGTGCTTTCGACGTTTGCGACGGAGGCGGTAAAAGGCACACCGCCAATCGAAATTTGCGTAGAGCTACCGTCGCTTGAGTTTATATTCATGGTGAATGATAAATGCACTAAACCACCAATCTTTACATAATTCGCTCGCTGTACGGTTATGGTGCAACCCGATATCGTCGGCGTCCAAGTGCCACTTTCGTAATCATTCAGCGCATTGGCTTGTGCTGTATCGCCGTTGAAGGTGATGCCGCCTGTAGACAGGATGCGCATACGTTCTGCAAAACCAGCCCCGGTTACAGGATTAGTGCTACTGCCAATCCTATAATATCCATTAGAATCAATAACATCAGTAACATTACTTGTAGTGCTAATAAACCTACTAGCTTGACCAGTACCAGTTGTAGCAGAACCGTTCTCTTGTATAGATATTGCGTTGGCTGTACTAGACTTAAGATGCAAAGGCGCACTAACTGAACTAGTACCAATACCCACGGAGCCTGATGCTGTCATAGTAACTGCAAGTGAGTTGTTAGGGTAAAAGTTCAAATCATTAGTGGTTGCGCCAATGAATGTCCCGTTGGTGGAGTTTGAATCAGACAATTTTAAGTATGTATTTGCAGTTCCTGATGTGAGATGAAGAACGGTGTTGTCTGTGGAACCTCCATCAATCTCTAAAGGAGAGTCTGGACTGCTAGTACCAATGCCCACGGAGCCTGAATTACTAAGCGTCATCGCCTGCGTCCACGAAATAGCGGAGTCTGCGGTTCCAGAAGGAGCAGTAAACCAACGATGATTGCCATCGTATTGGGAATAATGAGTTGCTTGGTTGGTTGTCGCGTACTTCCACGCGCCGTCGTAGTAACCGTTTTGAACCACAATCATTTCATCTGCGGCATTACCCCAAACAGCGTTACCCTCAAAACCAAGTTCAACCGCTTTGCCAACAGCCCAAGAACTAGGCGTCAGGCCCAAGCCAACGTTGCCTGCCGCTGTCACTGTTCCGGTAAAAGCAGGCGATGCTAGAGGCGCTTTGGTGTCTATCTGTGTCTGGATTGCTGAAGTCACACCATCAACGAAGTTCAGTTCTGCTGTACTTGCAGTCACACCATCAAGAATGTTTAGCTCTGCTGTTGTGCTTGTGACACCATCTAGGATATTTAACTCAGCAGCAGTAGAAGTAACGCCGTCCAAAATGTTTAACTCAGCAGCCGTGGATGTGACCGATACCCCACCCAACGATAGATTGGTGATGCCAGCAGTGGTGATGGTCAATGAACCAATCGTGTTGCCGGTGAGCGCAGCGTTTAGGTCAGAGTCAGAGACGTTATCAAGATCCGCACGCGCAAGCTCGAACCCACCCGCCGCTGAACCATTGTGGACGTGTAGAGACTCGTTTGTGGTGTTTACAGACACTTCCCCTTCGGCACCCGTGAATGACGTGTGCTCGGACTGTGTCCCTCTCCGCATTTGCAATTGAGTAGCCATGTTATGCCTCTAGTTCTCTAAGTTGTTCCAGTGCCCAAGCAAACTCAGGGTGGTCTGGCGAATAATGTTTAATATCCATTGTAACAAGGTCGTCCGCTACCTGCTGAAATCGCAGGAAAACGCCGTTTTCGTTTTCGTACCCGTCCACCAGTTCCATCAGGTCACCTTGTAAATCTTATAATTCAGGACCAAGTTACTTGGCGAACCCCAACCAGCAACTCGTCGCCCCATCATATCCACTTGGATGGTGAAAGCCTGAGTTCCTTGGAACTTGGTGAGAGGGAGTAGCGTGGCTACTGGGCCAAGCATTGCTGTGCTTTCATAGCCCGACCAAGTAGTCCACGAACCGCTCATCTCGATGTTCACAAGGAAAGTAGCATTAGAACCAGCCCATGCCGTGAACCCTGCCGGATACACTCCCTCGATGAAGTAAGTCTCTACCACCTCAATGCTGGGGTTATGCCCAAACGTGTAGCTCTCGTCTGGTAGCGTGTAACTGCCGCTGGCCACAATCAGGTTCCGGCTAAGAACTACGCCGTTAAACTCAGCATCGCCACTCTTATTGATACGCCAGCCAGATGTGCCTGAGACGTAGTTGCTGGACTCGATGACGTTGCCGATCTTGGCGTTGGTAACAATACCGTCGGTGATTTGGGCGCTGTTTGTGAGCACGTTGTTGGCGGCCAGCTTACTGCCGGTGATAACACCCGCAACGATGTTTGAAGTCTGGATGAACTCAAACGCACCAATCGCACTCACCACCGCAGATGTAGTGATGGACCCACTCTGAATCGCGCCGATCACCGCAGAATCAGCAAACAGTTGAGACGTATTTATCTCAGCAGATGTAATGGTATTTGCGGCAATTTCTGATGCGGTAACAGCGTTAGCTGCAATCTTGCTTGCGGTCACGGAGTCGGTAGCCAGTTTGACAGTCGTTATCGCCCCGCTGGATATCTTATCCGCGATGACGGCTCCGGCCTGAATGGATGCTGTCGAGATTTGCCCAGCCGTGAGGCTTGAGGCTTGCACCTGACCAAATACCTGAGTCGCCAAGTTTACTTGGTCATCAAGGTCCACTGCTGAGATGGCGGTAGTCCACGCCGTCCCCGAGTAGCGGTAGAGCTTAGAATCGGTGGTAAGCATCACCACTCGACCCGTTGTGAGTCCCGTTGTGGGTAGTGTTGCCACCCTCTCCACTGGTCTCAGGTCATCGCTGAAGATGTTTTCTGGCAGTGTCCCTGTCAGGTCATTGGTGTTAACCAGTGCCGTGAACTCAGGAACAGAAGAGTCGTAGCGGTAAATCTTGGGCGGGGATTCCCCAGTGTTGAACACGAAGACCGGCCCCGTGTATGCCGTGGGAGAGGGCAGGCTAGTGACAACAGAAACAGGCTCAACGCCCGAAGCAAACGAAGCCGCAGTGATGGAACCGGGGTCTACACTAGAAGCCGTGAATATCTGATCAGACCACGCCGTACCCGTCCACACATAAAGCTCGTTTTCTGGCAGCAGCAGTTTCACCTGCCCAACGTGGTCGCCAGTCGCCGGTAAGCTGGTAACAGGCTCAATGCCGAACGCATCACCTTCCGAGAACTGGTCAAGGACTGACTGGGCCAGATCGTCTAGCGTTATCTTTTCTGTGGTCGCGTTGAATGACGCACTGAATGCTGACGTATTGCCAGAGCGGTCTACACTTCTGAGCCAATAGTATCTTGTGACCTCGTTGCCCAGACCCGTCACTGTGTGCTGGTCAGACTTTGTTCTGACAATCAGGCTGGCGGTGTTCAGGTTATCAGTCGTGTTCTCGAAGATTTCCACATAGGCCAGATCTGAGTCACTGGGCAATTCAAAATCCAGTTTAATCTGCTGGATTCTGCCGAATACAACAATGCTCCCTGGGACAGCGGGAGCCGTCTGGTCGCCTTGCAGGGTTATAGCCTGACTGATGAATCCAGAGGTTGTGCCGGTGAAAGTAACCGCTCTCACCCTGAAGGTGAATTCCTCTAGCTCCTTCATGCCAGCGATCACAGTGCTGTTGCCAAATACGTTGATGCTAGAAAAGTCTGCCCCAGCCCCAGATATTGGCTCGTTTACCCCGCCATAGTTAAGCTCTAGGGTGGTGGCGTCAGCAACGGAGCCATAGTTGATGACCGTCGTGTAAGAGTCTGATATTTGCCCGTAGTCAATTTCTGCCGATGACGTTTGCTTAAACTGAACCTCGTAGTAGCTGACATACTGAGCAGAGGCGGGAGTAGTCCACGATACTTGCACCGCCGGTAAAACAGACCCATCGTTGCCCAGCGTGGTCGTCTCTGTGAGAGTCAGTCCAGTAGGCGCTCCCTGGGATGGGATGTCGTCCACGATCTCAGAATAGTTGGGATTATTCGGCCCGACAGTTGCTAAGATATTCGAGGTATCGTTATCCGGGTTTCGGTCTGAGCGAACAAAGGGGTCATCACTGCCGCCGCCATAGGCTAGAGCACGAATCCAATAGTATCGGGTGTCGCCTACTGTTATTGGGTCTGTGGCGTTGGATGCATCGTGGATAAACTGAGTGCCGCGAGTCTCACCAATCACCTGACTATTGGCCCATGAAGAATCCGCAGAGGCGTAGATGGCGATGGTCTGAAAGAGCTTCGGGTTTGCTGGGTTAGTCCAGTTTAGCTCGATGTTCTTAAGTCCTGCCGTAGCCGACAGGTTCTGTGGGTCTGGTACTCCACGGAATGCCTCAGTGATTACTCCAGAAGGTGAGATGGTGCTGTATTCATTCGCAGCAGGGTCGGCATATGACCCAGAGTCATCCTCCAAGAGAGTGAGGTTAACCACCCCATCTTGGGTATCAGAGAAAGACCAACTAGCGCATCTG